GTATTTTGTAGTGATTTAAATTTAGAATATATTGACCCAACATATGTTACTTTAAAAGTAACCCAAGGTATATATGATGGAATAACAACAACTGAGTTAGATGTACTAGCGGCAGAAACTGCGGCGGCAATGGTTACCACACATCCTGATTATGCAAAATTATCAGGTCGTTTAGCGGTATCTAATTTACATAAGACAACACATAAAAAGTTTTCTCAATGTATTAAAGAACTATATTCTTTTGTTGAACCAAAAACAGGTAAAGAGTCTTCATTGATTGATGATGACGTTTATAAGTTTGTAATGGAAAATAAAGAATCTTTAGATGGTGCAATTCATCAAGAAAGAGATTTAGATTTTGATTACTTTGGATATAAAACATTAGAAAGGTCTTATCTATTAAAAATTGCCGATAGAGTGGTTGAGAGACCTCAATATATGTATATGAGAGTTGCCGTTGGTATTTGTAAAGGTAATTTAGAAACTGCACTTAGAATATATGACGATTTATCACAACACTTCTATACCCACGCAACTCCAACATTATTTAATGCAGGAACACGTAGAGCACAAATGTCATCTTGTTTCTTAATTGGTAACAAGGGTGATGATATTGATGGTTTATTTGATACAATTAAAGACGTAGCTAAAATTTCTAAATGGGCGGGAGGTATTGGACTTCACGTTCACGATGTTCGAGCTAAAGGTTCTTACATAAAAGGAACTGGAGGACAATCAGACGGTTTACTACCAATGATGAAAACTTATAATGAGGTTGCTCGTTGGATTAATCAAGGAGGAAAACGTAAAGGTTCTTTCGCGGTTTATCTTGAACCTTGGCATTCAGATATTTTTGAATTCATTGATTTAAGAAAGAATCACGGTAAAGAAGAAATGAGAGCACGTGATTTATTCTTGGCAATGTGGACTCCTGATTTATTTATGCAACGTGTTGAACAAGATGGTGATTGGACATTATTCTCACCTGACGAAGCACCAGGATTATCCGATGCATACGATTCACCTGAAGACAAAGCGTTTACACGTTTATACGAACAATACGAACAAGAAGGTAAAGGTAGAAAAGTTATTAAGGCAAGAAAATTAATGGACGCCATTTTAACCGCACAAATTGAAACAGGTACTCCTTATATGTTATATAAAGACCCTGCAAATTATAAATCAAATCAAAAGAATTTAGGGACAATCAAGTCATCAAACTTATGTACTGAGATTATTGAATATAGTTCACCAACTGAACAAGCAGTTTGTAATTTAGCATCAATTGCCTTACCAAAGTATATTCTTAATGGTGAATTTAATCATGATTTACTTTACGAATACACATATCAAGTTGTTAAAAATTTAAATAATGTAATTGATTTAAACTATTACCCAACGGAAGAAACAAAACGTTCTAACTTTAAACATCGTCCTGTTGGTTTAGGTGTACAAGGTTTAGCTGATGTTTTTTGTATTTTAGAATTACCATTTGAATCAGAAGCTGCGGATAAATTACAAACAGATATTTTTGAGACCATTTATTTTGCCGCAATGACATCGTCTAATGATATTTCAAAAGAGGTCGGAGCATACGAGTCAATATCAAATTCTCCAATCTCAAAAGGGATATTCCAATATGAGATGTGGGGTAAAAAAGATAAAGATTTATCAGGTCGTTGGGATTGGAAATCTTTGAGAAAAGAGGTTGTAAAATATGGTGTTCGTAATTCATTATTAGTTGCACCAATGCCGACTGCGTCGACTGCTCAAATTTTAGGTAACAACGAAGCGTTCGAACCATTTACAACTAATCTATATTCTCGTAGAACATTGAGTGGTGAATTTATCATGATAAACAAACACTTAGTTAGTGCGTTATTAAAGTTAGGTTTGTGGAGCGATTCAATCAAGAATAAATTAATCATGGAAAATGGTTCAGTTCAAAATATTCCTGAAATACCAACACAACTAAAAGAGGTATATAAAACCGTTTGGGAAATGTCTCAAAAGAGAATTCTTCAAATGGCAGCAAACAGAAGTATTTTCATTGACCAATCACAATCATTAAATTTATTTATTGATAATGCAACTAAACCTAAATTATTAGCAGCACATTTATTTGGATGGAAATTAGGTTTAAAAACAGGTATGTATTACTTAAGAACAAGATCGGCAGTTGATGCAATGAAAGGATTAGGTATTAATACTTCTACAGAGAAACCCGTAGAACAAACACCATCTATAAATAATGTCGAGGTACCAACCAACACATTAATCAGTGAAAGAACACCTGAGGTTGTAATGACATCAGAAAGACCAACAGACTCACCATTTGAATGTGAGGGATGTGGTTCATAAAATAATGGGAGACTCCCTCAGAGTTACTAAGTATCTTGGACTTCCAGGTTTTGAAAATAAAGGGGGTGAATATCAAAACACTATATTAATCCCGACTTCGGTCGGGATTTTTTGTTTATTAATATTTTAGTTTAGTTTATATTTATAGTTATGGCGGTAACATATGGTATAGATTTTCCATTTAGAGATAGTCCAAAGGGGACTTACGTAAAAATGACGGAAACACCTGAAAGGGAAGTTCGTGCAAATTTGATTCATTTATTATTAACTAGAAAGGGAAGTAGATACTTTTTACCGGATTTTGGTACAAGATTATATGAATTTATCTTCGACCAAAACGACGTGGTTACATTTAATTTAATTGAAGAAGAGATAAGAGAAGGGGTTAGAAAATATATACCTAATTTAGACATTAATTCAATTAATATCATGTCAGCAGAGGATGATCCTGACAGAGATAAATTGTTTTCACAAGATGAAGACGCAAGATTATTCAGAGTTTCGGACGACTCGACAAGACCGTATACCGCTAAAGTAAAAATAGACTATACAGTCAATAATGGAACATTTAGTTCTTCCGACTTTGTAATTATAAACATATAAGATGGCAAAAAAAATAACATACGCAACAAGAGATTTTGCGGGTTTAAGGGAAGAACTTGTAAACCTGACTAAAGATTATTATCCTGATTTAGTAAAGAATACTAATGACGCATCCATTTTCTCGGTTTTATTAGACTTAAACGCTGCGGTTACCGATAACTTACACTTTCATATAGATAGAGTTTGGCAAGAAACAATGTTGGACTTTGCTCAACAAAGACAATCATTATTTCATATTGCAAAAACATACGGTTTAAGACTACCGGGTAACAGACCATCAGTTGCATTATGTGATTTCTCAATAAACGTACCTGTAAGAGGTGATAAAGAAGATGAAAGATATTTGGGTATCGTTAAAGGTGGTGCACAAGTATCCGGTGGCGGACAGATATTTGAAACATTAGAGGATATTAACTTCTCTAACCCATTTAATAGTAAAGGAGAACCTAACAGATTAAAAATACCAAATTTTGACGGTAACAATAAACTTATATCATACACAATCACCAAAAGAGAGGCGGTTGTAAATGGGGTAACAAGGATTTTCAGAAAGGTTATTACTGAGTTTGACCAAAAACCATTTTTGAAAATTTTCTTACCCGAACAAAACGTTTTAGGTATAGTATCGGTTATTCATAAAGATGGTACAACCTACGCAGGAAATCCAACCAACGCAGAATTTTCTGAGATTGGAAATAAGTGGTATGAGGTTAAATCATTGATGCAAGATAAGGTGTTTGTACCTAACCCAACAAGTTCATCAGATAAAGATAATTTTAAAGCGGGAAAATATATTGACGTTAATAATAAATTTACCACAGAGTATACTCCCGAAGGTTACTTCTCAATGATATTTGGTTCAGGTTCTGTTAATCCGATGGATAATCTTGACAATTATATTACAGGTCAATTAAAAGTAAATTTAGCAACATATCTTAATAATCTTTCATTGGGTGCAATACCAAAGAACAACTCCACACTATTCGTGAAATATCGAATTGGAGGGGGTAAAGATTCGAATTTAGGGGTTAACGTTATTACAAGTATAGATACTGTAGAATTTAGTATAAACGGCCCTATATCGGGAACAAATACACAAGTTGAACAATCATTAAGAGTGACTAACGTAACACCAGCGGTAGGTGGAGCGGACCAACCTACAATTGAAGAAATTCGTAATATGATTTCTTACAATTTTGCGGCACAAAACAGAGCGGTTACATTAAATGACTACAAATCATTAATCGAAACCATGCCGTCAACATACGGTGCACCAGCAAAGGTTAACGTGATGGAGGAGAATAATAAAATCAGAATCAAATTACTATCTTACGACGAGAAGGGTAATTTGACTGATACTGTATCTAATACCTTGAAAAATAATATATTAAGTTACTTGTCTGAATATAGAATGATAAATGACTATTTGGATATTGTAAGTGGTGAAGTTATTGATTTAGGTTTAGAAATCGACTTAGTTGTTGATAAAAACGAAAGTCAAAGTGATATTATTAAATCATCAATTGAAGGAATTATTGAGTTCTTTAGAATAGAAAAAAGAAAGATGGGTGACCCATTAATGGTTGGACAATTATCAAAAACTATTGGTAGTGTACCAGGAGTTGAAAACGTGGTTGATATTAGAGTTTTTAATAAAATCGGTAACGAATATTCTTCCGCACAGGTATCACAAGCATATAAAGACACCTTAACAAAAGAGGTGCAACAGTCTGATAGTGTCGTGTTCATGAAGAACAACCAAATCTTTCAAATTAGGTTTCCTAACAAAGATATTAAAATAAGAGTTAAAACTCTCGGGTCGCCTTCATAC